AAGTTCCTCTAGAAATTTTTAATAATTTCATAACTTCTTTTGCTTTCATTGTTATGTTTTTATCATAACAATGATAAATGTCTTTAAGTATTTATAACACTTTATAACACTTTTAGAGTCTGATATAGGAAGTGAAGAACATATTAAATTATTTTCTGAAATTAATGAATATTTTACGTTGAAAAAAGAAGAAAATAAATCATTATCTAATTTAACAATTAATGATATTATACATGAGAATATTATTGACAACTTAAATGATATTGAATTTTAATCTATTATTTTATTAATTTATTTGATATTCCATATGTTATATGGAATGGCATAAATCAACGTATTATGGTATATTATGTATATTTGGGTATATCAAAAAAATTGAATTTTTAATATTTAAAGACAAAAAACTATAATATACTATCAAACATAATCACAAACAAAAACATACAAACATGAGCAAAGAAAATAAAGTAACAGTCAAATACATCGAACTAATCCCTACAAATCTTGTTGTAGCTAAATTAATGGAAAACAAAAGAACAACTAGTCAGTTGATTTCTTACTTTAAATACAAACATCCGTCTAAAGGCGAGATGGCACTAATGTTGCAACTACCATTTATTGAAATGGCAACATATGGAGTTCCACGGGATAATCCAGAATATTTTAAAGATGATAAATCTCGTATGTTTGTTAAAATTCCCATTGACCCAGTTAAAGGAGATGAAATCAAACAATGTTACCAAATGTTCGCAGACATTGATACATTCCTTCAGTCAAACGAAGTTAAAAAGATTTTATTCGGTGATTTAAAAACCGCTAAGAAATATGAATATCAACCTATCCTAAGAGGATTGGAAGAAGAAGCAGAAGAAGCAGTAGAAGGTGAAGAGGATGCCGAGGCTAGTGATGAGGATGAAGATTCTACTAATAATATTAATCCAAAGACGGGAGAACCATATTACAGACCTCCTTTCATTAAGGCAAAAATTAAGTATGATTTTGAATCAGGTGATATTCAAACAAGAATTTACAAAAGAGAAGATCATGATAATGGTAAAATAACTAGACAAAAGCTTGATGTTAACACATTGGATGAATTTACAAAGTATATTAGATTCAGAGCAAATGTTAGATATATTTTGACTCCATCTAAAATGTGGGCATCAAAAACTACAATGGGTTCTAAAAAGAGACAATATGGTGCAACTTTTAAGATTGTTCAAGCAGAAACAATTCTACCAGCAATTACATCCATGGATGATGCCTATGAAAACGACCAATTTTTGGATAGTGATGATGAAGTTGAAGAAATTAATGAAGTTTTACCAGTGACACGTTCTAAACAAAAAGTAGAAACTGTTTCAAAGAAAAATGAATCAGTTACAAATGATATTGATAATCCAGTAGGAACTGATGAAGTTGATTCTGAAAATGAACAACAATCTGAACATGAATCTAAAACTGAACTTAAATTTGAACCTGAACTAGAACTAGAACCAGAACATGAATCTGAACTAGAACATGAATCTGAACCAGAACATGAATCAGAACCAGAATCAGAATCAGATTCGGAACCAGAACCAGAACCAGTTAAACCAGCTAAAGGTAAGAAAAGAACGGTAGTTCCAAAGGGAGGGAAGAAAGGGAAATAGATTATATGATTTCTATTAAATTTTTATATAGTAATATTAATTAAATGAATATAATTTTACATTCATTTAATAAAACGATTCGTTAAAATACGTAAAAAAAATTATTGTGATTGATTATATAATGCAAACACAACAACCATACCTTGTTAAAAACATAGATTTAGATAATATACTTTACAGTGATATACGTAAAGCTGGTTCAAAAAAATACATTCAAATAAGTTATAATGATTCTAAAAAAGGAGAACAACGATTTATTTATCAGTCTCCAGAATTCTACAATGTTTACGATATTAAATTAGTAGAAGGTGGTAGTTATTATGAGTTAGAAATTCCATTATATGGTGAACAAAAAAGAAAAATCAATGAATTTATTAAATTTATTGCTAACATTGATCAAAAGAATATAGAATATGGAAAAGATAATATAGGGATTATGTTTGAAATTGAGAAAGGAATAAAACCAAGATATAAATCGACTATCAGACTATCAAAAGAAACTGATTATTATAATAAAAATGGTGTTATCAAAATTAAAATCCATCCAGATACTTTCATTATTGAAAATGGAAAAAGAATTCCTCCTACTAATCTTAAAAAAGGAAATACTATTAGATTTATTTTTGAAAATTTAGCACTATGGATCCAGCAAGATGGTTTTGGTATGTTCATTAAACCAATTCTAATCGAACAAATTAAAAAGAAAGTAATTGAAGCCTATAGTTTTGCTGAAGATAGTGATGACGATGATGATGAAGAGGAATATAGTAATTATGGAGATACTGAAATCGAACCATCTAATATGTTTGTTCCATATAATTATGAAAAAATAACTGAAGAACATAAACAAACTGAAGAACATAATTCATTAGAAGAAGATGTTAATAATAACAATGAAAACGTAATAATATCAAACGAGTTAGAAAACAAAGAACAAGATGATAGTGTATTATATGCTGAAGATGATAATAAATCTGACGAATTACAAACTAAACAATCTAATTTAACAGACGTTAAACTGGAAGAAGATAGTGTTCTAATTGAGACAGTTGAGGAAGAACCTATAAACGAAGAAACTAAAATGGAAAATAATAATGTATCAAATATGACTAATGTATTCATAACAGAAACAGAAGATAGTATTCATACAGAACATTCTAATCAAATATCAAATATGGAACCATTAACTATCGATATTGGTTCAGATGATGATGATGAAATTGAAGATTTGAAATTTTAGGATATCATCTAAAACAAGATATATATTTATATGATATATTTAATCATATAAATATCATTTTACATTTTATTCAAAAGAAATCAGTACATTAGTTCTGTATTTATTTACAGTTTTAACTGCTGATATAGTAACATGTTTATTATTAATATTTACTTCTTTATTATATTGCTCTTTTCTTTCTTTATTTCTTTTACTTTCATATGTCATATCATCATTTATATTTTTTAGATTATTTTTATTTGATACATATTTTAATATATTATTTGTAACTGCCCATTTGAAAAAATTCAATTGACCAACTGTTGTTATCAAACAATTCCTTTTTGGGTTTAATATATCAATATCCTTCATTTTAACTATCCCTTTTAATTGTGATACTAAATGATTACTTAACTCCTTATCTGGCGTTATTATATTACTTAATCTATCAAGTATATTATCAAATTTATTTAATAGCTCCTTCTTTTTTAAGACTGATATTTTTTTATTAGTAATTGACCGTCTAATTTGACTAACTTTTTCATCATATAACTGTTTATCTTTTGCATTGAAATAAGGGAATATTATTTTATTTCCTCTACAGAATGGATCAAAAAACTTTTTATTAAAAGCTTTTAACTGAGCTTTATATTCATTATGAACGTCAAAAGATTCTTTTTTATTATTTCTACTAACAAGATAATGTGTATTATATTTCTTAGAATAATTGGTTACAAACCAATCTAATCCACGTAGTGAAATGTCAGATTTTGATAATACTATTGGTAGTAATTCATCGATATAGTTACAATCACTTTTATTATAAAACTCATTTAATGTTTGCAATAGTAATTCTTCCTTAGAATATATCTGTTGATTAACTTCCATAATATTAATGTTAATATATTTTATGATTTATATTATTTTTTGTATTTTTTCCTTTAAATGATATTAATTTTTCTCCTATATTGTCTGGCTTTTCCAATTTTAATTTTTATTATTTTTTATATATTTTAATTTCTATATATTTTTAAATTTTATAGATACTATACTTTTTTTTAGTTCATTCTGACAAATACTTTAATATTAATATATGTTCACGTCTTTATGATATTTAGAGGCATTATCATAAAGCCTCTATTTTTTTTATTTAAAACGATTTTTTTAATTTTTTAAAGACCTAAACTTATATAAGACGGTATATAATATCTAAAGAAATACCATCATATATACCATCTTATATTATAATATATATATAAAAAATTGACTTATTAACATATTGGATATAAACGACTTATAAATACCATATAACTATACAATACATAAAGATACAACAACATACATAACTAAAGATAATACAATGACAAAAAACAAGAAAGAGAAGGAAGTTATTCCTGAACCAGAAATTGAGGTTGAAACTGAACCAGAACAAGACGAAGTTAAAGAAGAAGCAGTAGCTATTATTCCAAACTTTATTGATATTTACAATGACATTGAAGACATTGATAATAAAGTTATGGCTCTACTCAAGCAAAAAAAGGCATTGATGAAAACACTCCAAAAAACCTATACTTCTGATCTTAAGAAGGCTAGAAAAAATAGACGTAGTAAGAGTTCAGAAGAAAAGGGGGAACGCACACCATCTGGTTTTAATAAACCATCAGTCGTTCCAGAGAAAATTTGCGATGTATTAGGATTAGAGTATGGAACCGAACTTGCAAGAACCGCAGTTACAAAACAACTTTACCATTACATTAAAGAAAATGGACTTCAAAACGAAGATGATAAACGTGTTATTAATCCAAATGATGAATTGATTGAACTTTTCCAATTGAAGAAAGGAGATGAACTTACATTCAATACTTTCCAAACATATATGAAGAGACTTTATCCATCAAAGGATGAAGTAGCAGAAGTTGTAGAAGTCATTGACGAGAAGAAAGAAGAGGATGTTACTGAAAAGAAAAAAAAGAAAAAATCCAAGTAAGTCAATAAATAACTGATTAAGATTACTATATAATTAATTTAGCTAATAACTAATAATAATATTATTACTAGTTATTATAAATGAATAAGTACATATTTTACATCATATATGATCTATTAATAATTCTATGATTTAATTTGTGAACCATATTATAAATTTGATACATATTTAATGTTCCATCTCTTGACATAAATGGCACATTAGAATCTGGACTATAACATTCTCCTTCTACCATCATTTTTGAAGCAATACATGTGTTAATTATATATTGATATAGTGTGTTGAAATCAACTCCTTTATTAATTATGGTAGTAAATTTTTTATCAACTAATTCAATATTTCTATTATTATAATTATAACGCGCAATGTTACACTTTTCTAAATATTCAGCTATCTGTATAGATGACACATTCTTATGTTTTCCATATAACGCAATAATAATTCCTTCAATATTTTGATGTTTAATAATTAGACTATATATATCATGTTGATTTAATATTTCATTAGTATCATCTGGTTTATTTATATTTATAAATGGTTTAACTTCTTCACATCCAAATAATATACACATGTCAATAAATTGTGCATATGTTAATTTCAATCCATCTAATATATAGTCTAAATTATATTCATAAATATGTCCTCCTGCTGTGAATGATATAACTCTATCACATCCTTTCAGTAATAAATCCATATCATATGATAATGCAATATCGATAAATCCTTGTCTATATAATTCTCCTAACATTGGATCTGCTTCTTCTGTTGATTGAATATATGGTATGTTACAAATATTTAACATTTCTTTTATGTTAATCACATCTTGCTTATGAATTTGTACCAATTGTCTTTTTATACGTAATATTTCTTTTTCATAATTTGATTGATAAATTTTATTTGATATATATTCATGATTGTTCATGAAATTAAATCTCTGCTGCTCAACATTCTTCAATCTCATCTTGTTTTTATTTCTTCTAACACGTCGCTGTTGTATAACATCTTTCTTACCATCTGGTGGTTTTCCATCGAATATGTACACTGGAATTACATTATGCAACAAAAATCCTAATGATTGTTTTAATAATGCTAATGTATAATATTTACCGTGAACATGCATATAACGTCGAATATATACAGAACTATCTATACCTAATTTACAATAATTCGTATAGCTATTTTTTTTGAAATGATTTTCCATAAAATCATTCAAAGTATCATAATGTTTTACAACATTCATATCATGTAAAAATCCGCATAACCGTTTTATACCCATCTTGTATATATTTGAGTGGTATTAGTCAATATTAATAGTTTTATATATATACTACCGTTCATTGATTTAAAATATCAATTTTTCCTATATTATTATAATCATAGGAAAAATCATTTTAACATATCAATACATGTCATTCTCATAGATATCTTCTTGTTTTTAATATCTTTGTCATTTTTAATATATTGAATCATATCATTAATTGTTTTTCTGTAATATATATTATCCAATGATTCATTTATTAACTCATAATAACTATCTATTTTACTAATATTACCATCAAACTTAAAAATTTCAGTCGATTTACTGAAAAATTTTAATGTATCACTAATGTTGAACAATAACGATGACTTAATTATATAATATGACATCACATTCGAATATTGTTCGAATTCTTTTTCATATATTTCCTCTATTTTCTCATATCCATTTAAATATAATATCGTTGATGCCTGTAATAAGGTATAATATATATCTATCTTAAACAATATAGTAAACATATATTCTATTGATGAACCATTTTTATCAACATATTTACACGCATTATATATACTATTCATTATGATCGCTATACAATCAACATAGGATTCATTCGCAATAATAGAACACCATTTACACATTTTTATTTTTTTTAATAATTTATCACGAAGAATATCATTGTTTTCAACTATATCGTATTTTATATAATGTATTAATTCATGGAATAATACTTTTTGTAATTCTTCAGTTCTCCATATATTAATATTTTTTCCCCTAACGGTTGATCCTGTATTTATTTGATTATTTGTTAGAGTTACTTCTGTTGTATCTATGTATTTCTTCATGTCTGTTAAAAATATATTACATCTAAATAATTTAGTATTTGTTTTCGTTAATAGTTTTAGCATCTTAACCACTCTAATAATTTCTTTTATATAATTATCATCTATATTATTCTTTCCATATATTTCCAGTATGATGTCATCATATGATACTTCTCTATATTCAACAATATTATTCTCTATCCACCAATAATTTTCTAAAGACATAAATGGGTTGTCATAAAATTTGTTTGAGATAGGTATCTTCTTAAATATATGTTTTATTTTCTTGTTCATTTTGTTTACAATATCTATCATTTTAGTATTGTTTGATTCATTAACTAATTTGAATAAATAATATAAAAAAGATGGAATTATATACATTACCTTATCAATTGTATTATTAAAATCATTAATATTATTTAGTTTCAATGATGTAATAATATCATTAATATAATTATCAGGAATATGAATCTTTTTTAATAATACATCTAAAAATCCATCAGAATGTAATGCTTTCAAGTAATCATAAATATATGGATTTTCATGTTTCACATTAATACTATTTACAACTGTCTTATGGTTTATAATGTCAAAATCATCTGTTATTATATGTCTTAATTGTCTATCATTATTTTTGATGGTATCATGTACAAATGATCTTTCCATTTTAATAGGATACACATCTAATTTTATTAATATTTTTAATAATGATGTAAATCTATCTTTGGAAGAATCTGTAATATTTCCATATATTTTTTTAATTACACTAATGATTTCCTTGTTCATTTCTTTAATATTATTTACTGATATTATTTATTGGAGGAAAATATGTATATAATATTTCTCTACTATTCTCTGGAACTTTTATAATTATATTAACTAGCAAATCCCCTCTAATACTTGTGGTGGCAGATTTATATAACCCTTTATTTTTAACAATATAAAACATTTTATTGTTAGAATGATATAAATCATATATAGGAATTTGACATTTAACGTTAATGTTTTCATCATCCAAATGTTTAATATTTAATTCAAACCCATAAATATATTCATATAATGAAATATTTTTATTAATCAATAGATCATAATCATTAAAACGAATATAATTATCATTTTTATCTAATTTTATATGAATTATTAAATCTCCATAATTACCTTTTTCATCTTGATCTCCCTCATTTTGTATAACTATATGCTTCTCGTTAAATGGTATAAAAAACTCTTTTGTATTTACTATTATTTTGTTATCATCATTTAACCTATTTCTTGATACTTTTATCTTCTTAAATTTCATATTATATATTTCCTCTAATTTTACTTGAAGAACTCCTCTAATATGTAAATGTTCTAAATTATAATTTAACTTAGATATATTAGTATTTTCTTCTATTTTTTTAGTTTCATTAGGGATTTCATATACAGTTATTTCATGTTCGGATGTCTCATAATCATTTATATCATCTATTGATTGCTCTAAATGTTGCATATTACTATATAAATTATCCATTGTTTTCTGTGTATTCATCAAAATATTACTAATTGGATTATGTTCTAATGAATGATCGCTCATTAAAAAAGCAATATTATTTATAAATCTAGGAATATCAATTCTATCAAATCTACTCATAACTCTTTGTTTTATTTTGTTAAAATCAAAATTATCTATATCCATCTTAAAATCCATAACGTCTGAATAAAACATATGTATTAAATGACTCAATGATTCTGTATTTCCTGATACATTGGCAAATGTTACTACAAAAGTATCGTAAAAACTAACTCTATTTTCATTGTTAAATGAATCATACTGCTTTTTCTTATCATCATCTATTAAAATCTCATATGCAAATGTTAATTCCTTGAATTTGTCAGTGGCTCCTTCTTCTTTGTTTTTATCTGGATGATATTTTTTCGCAAGTGACCGATATGATTTTTTAATATCATCTTTATTTGCATTTGTGGATAATCCTAATATTTTATACAAATTTTTACTATCCATTAATTCTTATCTATATTTAATTTTCATTTAATTTGTCCATTTTTTAACTAATTTAAGTTTATTATTATCCTTTTTTAATGACTATAAATAATATACTTCATATATTATAGAATATGAATAGAAATATATTTAGAGATAATAAACTTCAAAGCCAGACTAACAATCAACAATATCAACTTATAAATGGTAGATATGTATGTTTGCCTTCTCAACAAAATTCTATAAGTACTAATCCTGAAATGTCTATCCCAAATCAACAACCAAATAATAATGTAAATAGACTAAAGCAAAATACTAAAGATATATCTAAAAATCTTAACAATCCTTTAGGAACTGTCATTAAAAAATATAATCCTGATATAGAACCAAATTTAAAATCATTAGAGCATAAAAGAGATAACACTAAGTTTTCTCTCACTAATTCTCGATATAAAACTATACTTAATGATGTAGAAATTCCTCAAAAAATTAAAAATACTAAAGATCTTTCTCTTAACATTGTTGAAGATAAGGATGAATCAAAATTAAATACTAAATTAGATGAACTTAATGATGAACGAAAATATGTAGATAAAAAAAGAGAAGAAATGTATAATGAAACGAACAGAGAAGATAATAAAAAGAAATTTAAATTTAGAAATGAAGAAATATATAAATTAAATAGGAAAAATGAACAAGAACAAGAAATTGATGGTTTTGATAATTTAAAACAGGAAGTAGCTGATTATTATAAAAAAGTACATACTGATCTTGAAAAAGATAGAGAAGTTTATAATGAAATCATCGATTCTTTAGTAAATGCGGGAGTATTTGATGATTAAGTTTATGTTTATTTATTTTTTTAACTCAATTATATAAAATGGATCCATATATAATTGAATTAATTGACAAACAAAAAAACAATTTAAAATTATTAAACTTAAGCTACAATAAAATAATTAAATTAATAGAAGAAAATATTGAAACTATAGATTCGGAAACATTATCATTACTCCAAGAAAATGACAGTATGCTATCTGAAATAATTAATAATACAGAAGATATCATCTACAATAATCATAAAATAAACTCGAAAAGTAAAAAAGATTTCGTTAATAATAAAAAAATAATGGAAGTGTTCTATCCATATATATTTATGATGCATACCATGATCTCTACAGATAAAGTTGATATTAAAAAATTACGAACATTAATTGGGAATATTATGATAGAATCTTCGAAATAATTGTTTAATCGTGTATCATTTTATGTTATTTTCTTTGATATATTATAAGTTTAACATATCAAATGAATAAAATTAATGAAATATATTTAGGAAAATTATTAGATATGTGTAATTCTAATAATATTATTGTAATTAAAAGTGGTATAGAATATTATAGATTTGATGAATTGTTGCAAAAATGTTATGAACAACAAACAATAATTACTTACACATATAGTATTGATATTAATAGCATCGATACATCTACAAAAATAAATATTTATGATATACACTCAAACTTTACGAATCTACTAATTAAACTTAAAGGTTTACATGAGCTTATAGATTTCATTACGTTTTTAATGATAAATACAAATTTTGTAGAATATTATAATGATAAAATAATACATAGTAATCCAACTGATAAATTATCAGAATTAAAATTTAATAAACAAGCATATACAATAGAATTAGACGATCTTATCATGTTTCAAGGATCTGTTGATAATGAATCAACTTCATCAACGGAAGTTAATAAATCTATAAATAAAAACGGTAAATCAAACAAACATGAAATATTATATATAGAAGAATATTCTAATTGATTCGTTAATAAACCATATTTTTTTAATCATTATTATATAAAATATAATGAGTAAAAAAGAAGAGATAACAATTGGAATAGATTTAGGAACAACTAATTGTGTTAGTGCATTATGGGAAAATAAAGACCTAAATATTATAAAAGATCGACTAGGAAATAAAACAATTCCTAGTGTTGTAGCATTTACTGAAAAAGGTATGTTAACTGGGTATACCGCTAAATTACAACTATCTAAAAATCCTTTGAATACTATATATGATGTTAAACGTATTATCGGTAGAGAATTTACAGACGAAACTGTTAAAAATGATGTAAATTATTTTACATATAAAATTATTTCTGATGATGATAATACAATTTTTATAGAAACTGAATATGGTAAAAAATTATACAGACCTGAAGAAATAACTTCATTGATCTTAAAAAAAATAAAATATATATCCGAACAATATCTAAAAAGACCTGTTACTAAAGCTGTAATAACCATTCCTGCGTATTTTAATGATTCTCAAAGACAATCAACGAATGATGCTGCTAAGATTGCTGGATTAGAATGTGTTAGGATGCTAAATGAACCTACTGCTGCTGCTCTTGCGTATGGATTGAATAAAAAATCAAATAAAGAAATGAATGTTATTGTATATGATTTTGGAGGTGGTACACTTGATGTTTCATTATTAAATATTAATGAAGGTATTTTTAGAGTTATTGCTACTACTGGTAATACTCATCTAGGTGGTGAAGATTTTGATCAAGTCATTTATAATTATGTGTTGGATGAATTCAATAAAAGCTATAAAATCCCTAAAAAAATACATAAAAGATCATTACAAAAATTACGTATTGCTTCAGAAAATGCTAAAATATTATTATCTTCAACTGTTACTGCTAATATATCTATCACTAAATTTTATATTGATAAACAAAATGGTATCCAAATAGATCTCAATATAGACATAACTAGAGAAATTTTTGAGAAAATTTCAAACGAATTATTCATTGAATCTTTACGTCCAGTTGATGATATTATGTATATCACTGAACTACAAAATAAAGATATTGATGAAATATTATTAGTAGGTGGAACTACTAGGATGCCTAAAATTAGATTCATTTTACATAATTATTTTAATAAACTACCATGTACTTCTATAAATCCTGATTATGTTGTTGCGGCTGGGGCTTCTATTTATGGTTATATGATTGATAATAAAGATGATCCATTTTGTAGTAATCTAGTATTATTAGATATATTACCATTATCATTAGGTGTTGAAACAACTGATGGTATTATGACAGTAATTATTTCAAGAAATACAAATATTCCTACTAAAATAACTAAAAGATTTACAACCGAAAAAAATAACCAAACAGAAATTACTATTAATGTTTTCGAAGGAGAAAGAAAATTAACAAAAGATAACTATAAAATTGGATCATTCGTTCTTAGTGGAATTGAAGAAGCAAAACATGGTATACCAATTATATTAGTTACTTTTGAAGTAGATGTAAATGGAATCATTACTGTTTCTGCAACTAATAAATATAATAATAAAACTAGTCAACTTGTTATTTCCAATAAAAAAAAATTATCAGATACTATCATAACTCAACTTATCAAAGAAGCACAAGAAATGGAATATGAAGATGATCTTAAATTTAAATTAATTGATAAATATCATCAATTCGAATACTTGTATGATATGATTGATTATAATATTAATAAAAATCCAGAAACTATGTTAAATAATGATGATAGAAAAAATATAACAAATGATATTAATTTTAATAAACAAATATTAGATGATGCTATTAAAAATTACTCAAATGAATTATGTATTAATAAACAAAAAACAAATGAAGAAAATACAGATATTACAGATAAAAATATAGTTTTAGTTCAAGATGTTAAAACACAAAAGGAAAAATGTGACGATTTTAAAAATATATTAAAACTTTATACTAGCAAAGTTAAACATCTTAAAAAAAAATACGGAACTCTTATTTTACAATTAGATAATGATGAAACGACTATTAAAGTAAAATCATCAAGTGCTTATCAAGATCTATCAGGTAAAATTGATGAATATGACGATATTAATGAAGAGAAGATAGAGATTGTTCCAGTAGAAGTTGATAATTTAGCAAAACTATTTTCACACCAAGTAGAAGATGTAAATATTAATCAAGATGATCCAAATATGGCAGAAAGGAAGCAAGTAATTCATATGTGTAGTCAGGTTGAAAAATATATACATTCAAAAGAATGTGATTTAATAGAAGATAATAAACTAAAATTACAAAGTTATATTGATAATGCTCGTATTTGGTTAAATGTTAGTGTTAAAATAAGTGCTGACGATTATATTAGAAAAAGTACAGAAATAAATAATGTTGCTAATCAAATAATACATGATGATAAAAACGAAAAGTTAGAAAAGAATAGTATAAGAAATGATTTAAGTGAGTTATGTAATGATTTAATTGATAAAATAGATAAACATGATTTACCTATAGGAAGGGAACAATGCTTATTCCTTAAAAAACATTTAATTGAATGCTTATCTTTCATTAATGATACAAAAGATACACATGATAGGGATGATTCTATTTATAAAAAGAAAATAGTTGAAGTTAATTCTTTATGCGAAGATCTTTATAATTCTTAATAAGGATGTACTTTCTCATAAACTGATGGATCTTGTGTTATATATTTATAATACTTATAAACCGATATAACCATTCTTGTTTTTCTCCTTAATGTAGTTGGTCTAATTGATCTAATATATTTAATACCAGTTTCAAATGGTATTGCTAAGTATTTTAATAAAAATGATAATACTACACTAGCAGAACGATGATGACCTGCATAACAATGTACTAATACGCCTTCATCATTTTTTAATGCTTCATAAATAAATCTATTAGTTATTTCAAATAAGTAATTACTTTCTTTTATATTTAGTTCATCATCAACAATAGGAATATTAAGATATGTTATATTAGAAAAATAATTTGGATAATTTTCAGTAAGATTTATAATATATTTTATATTTTGGCTTTGAATAAATTCAGGATCTTTTGCAGATAAATAATTTCCTACCCATAAATTTTGTATAATTTCATGAGCAGTTTTCTCATTAATATCTAACATTTTACTTTAAATATTATTGAGATTTTTTATTTTGTATTTCTTGATACATATTTATGTAGTAGAAATGCGGCAACTGTTACAATTAATGATAATTTAATATCTTGTCCAGAACCTCCTTGATATAATAATACAAATACTAATCCCCATTGTACTAATTCATTCTTTGTGAATTTTTTAAATATTTCAGGAGCATCTGGAAATCCACCAAATGCGCCTAGTAATGTAGCAGCTGTCAATATATATTGACTATTTGAATATTGTTCTAAACCAAACATTTTGATATACAATGATTTGAGAAATTAATATCGTGTAGTTATTAATTTCTAAATTATTTTATTTTTTGACTTTCTGTATTTTATTTTTATACTCTTTTACTATCTCATTATCACCTACACTATATACTACTGGTTTTGGTAATTTAACTCGTTTCCCTTGATAACGATACATTTTATGATTACTATTCTGTGTTGATTCAACTAATGTAAACTTGAAAGATCCTGTTGTTGACTGTCTCTTTCTCTTTTTAGACCGTAAATATTCAGAAAAAGCCTTATTGGCAGCTTGATAAGGAGAATTACCAGTGTATCTTCCAGTATATTCATCAGAATCCCCAATTTGCAGTTTGAATGTTCTAGACATTATTAAACCTATGTATAATATATTAATCTATATACATATTTTTTTTACTATAAATCAATAATTATCTCTTAATATTCATATTAAACCAACCACCTGACTTATATTTTCCATATTTATTTTCCATATATTTCTTGAATAACTTTTTTGTAACTCTCTTGAAATTACCTTTTATTACCCATTTCCTATATGTTTTATATATGTAATCAAATGATACAAACGCAAATTTATCATTATCTTTTATAATATATATTGAGGTAAAACTGTCTAATACAACTATTTCATCTTCTGTTAGTTCTTTTTCTGTTTTCTTACATTCATTTTCCATTTTGTCTAATATCATCTGTTGTATAATATCCATCTTTGTCAATAGTTTATCTGTAAACTTATCGTTCATTAAAATCGCCTTATAATCTTTTATTTTACTATAAGTCCTAATTATTGTAGCTTCTGTTACATGAAACACTACACCTATTTTTGAAATTGTTAGATCCTTTAAATCCTTGTATATGTCATTCATTAACCATATACAACTAGCAGCAAATGATGGAGCTTGATGATGTGACACTAAATCTAATTTCTCTATATTACATGCTATTTTATATGCCATATCTAAATGATCTTTAGTTAATTCTAATTTACTACCAAATGAATATATCATTTCAGATGGTTTTGTCGAATTCACATTTGAATTAAATAAATCACTACCTATTATATTATTGAATATATTCATCCCTTTGTTCAATTGCTTCAATGATATTCCTAATATCTTTGATACTTCTTTAATATTTATTGGCATATTTTGCTTTTGAGCTCCATAAAAGAGACATGCTCCTATTATCGCTTTTTTCCTATTTGTTTTTAATATTAATAATTTTACACTATCATCATTCTTGTAAACATTCTCTTTTATTTTCTTGAAATATATTTTGGCATTATCTATTACTGATTTTGATATATTTATCTTTTCTGCTTTTGCTTCTATCTCTAACATGTCGTTTAATAAACTTCTCTCTTTTTGTGGCATTTGTCCCCATGTCTGTATCTTCCGTAAACCTCCAAATTTAGATCCACTTATTATTGAACCATGCGATGCGCTTGGAAAAAATATATCAGTAGGCGCATTACATCTAACTAATCCTCCAGCACCTTCTTCATATAATGACCATTCTGGAGTTTGATCTAATCCACATCTATTAACTACTCCACAGTCCATACATGTATAATTTACATCTAAATTTAATGAACCGCAATTAATACACTTATTTTTATCTAGTTTAACAGTGTTTTCGATTTCATCAATCATTTGTATTAATTGGTCGTCATTTAGTTCTTCATCGTTTAAATCATCTATCAAATTGATTATATCCATAACATTATTGTTTAACTTTTATTCTTTATGTATTAAACTTAATCAATTAATATTTTGATTATCAATTTTTTTTGAATAATACTTAAAAATATATCTACATTATACAATAACAATAGAAATGTCATTTATTTGTAACGATTGTAATAAATCTTTCAAGACAAAATATACCCTTAAAACACATATGTCTAATAAACATGGAAATAATAATAAAGTAAATACTATCTCTAAATCATCTAGTAATGCTATGAATGAACTACAAAAACTTAAACAAGAAAATGAACTACTTAAAAAAGAATTAAACCAAGTAACTGAAGAAAAAGAACATATTGATAATAATCGAGATGAGCTAATGGAACATCTAAATACTCTATTAAAACATATTATGAAACTTAAACAAGATAATGGTAACCTAATAAATGTTATGTACCAACTGGTAGATAACTCACATAAATTATATGTTAAATGTTATAAACTTGACCCAAGTATGCCTCCTCCTTATGACGAAATATCTTCAAATAATGTTCAATCACCAACAGATTTAATAGATATAATGAATACTATCGATAATATTACTACAACTGATTCTGATGATTCTGATGATTCTGATGATTCTGATTCTGATAATAATATCATATAATAACAAATGAAAATATATCAAATAATATTATATTTCCAATAATATGGATTTATTGAATATTTTATGAGTTTGTAGAATTTCTATATTTTTTTACACAATTCTTGTGTTTTTTTTTATGAAAATTCTATTTCCTATAAATTTTTGCATATTTTTGTATTTTTTACAAATATTAAACCTAAAATTATATAAACTTTTAGAACTAAGTAGATAAAAAAATAGACCATAAAAATATATGTATATTTAACTAATTTTAACTTAACATGAAATGTTAAACACCATTTTGATTTATTTTATATATTTTATTAAATAACTTAGCTGTTAGCATAGTCTTTATTATTCTTATTTTATGATCCAATATTATCCACAAGATTCGTGAAATGATCCAGTAATGTTAAATTGGCTCTATTATTTTTTATATAGTTATATTAATTATAAGTTCTAGTATAATCGTAATATATAATATTTCATAAATATATGATCATACTGTAAAATGATCCAGTTGTGTTAAATATAAGTCATAAAGATATCGATATAATATATAAATATAATTATATTTGATGGAATTTGTTTGTAAATATTGTAATAAACGATTAAGTTCTAATCAACGTCTTAAAACACATATAATTAAAATACATAACTTTAGTAGCATAGATAAACTTACTTGTGAATATTGTGGTGAAAAATTCAAACATATCACAAATAAAATAAGACATATCAAATATAGATGTATCGTAAAAAAGAACAATGATAAAACAATAAAGTTAGAAGAATTAAAAGAAAAAATACATAATACAGAAGTAAAATTAAAAAAATTAGAAGATGAAAATGTAAAAGAGAAACGTAAATCAGAAATTACATCGAGTAATTTAAGTATTATAATGAAACATTTTAATGATGCTCCAGCATTAGAATATCCTACACATTTATCATTGACAGATATTCAAATGGATTATCTAACTAAATTAGAGTCTGTATATGGTGGTAAATATATATTAAATAAGTTATATGTTGAAAATATCCCAATAAATAAACGTTCAGTATGGTGTTGTGATGTTAATAGAACTAATTTTTTAATAAAAACAGATGTTTCATGGATTATTGATAAAAATGCAGGGATATTAATGAGGAAAACAATTAACCCAGTGATCAATATGTTAGAAAAATATTCAATAAGGTTGCATATCCCCTTTTTTTTAAATGTTTCATAACACTCTTTACTACAACAATAGTCATAGTTATTTAACCCATTTCTCCATCCAAGTTGATAAGTAGCTAAATAAACAGGATCATCTAAATTTAACGTGAATATTCTATTACAAGTATAACATTTGATATCTTTCATTATTTTTCGTTAATATCTTTGTTTGAAAAGATTATAACAATTTTGATTACAACATAATATCTCATCAACATTCATAAATGTTGGTCGTGGTTTACCAGAAAATTCTTTAATACCACATCGTTTGTTACACATAGGACAGCTCATGTTGTTATTATTGATATATATATATATATACCAATTAGCCAAATGTTTTATTTTTCATTTTTTTACGTAACAAAATTAATATCTAGTTTAGTATTAATAATGTCTACAAACAATGTCAATATAAATGGTCCAATCAATATTGTTCGTTTAGAAAATAAGAAGATGGGTAAAGTTGTTTATCTATTATTTGACTATCATAATCCTTTACTACAGCAGTTAAAATGTGATGATTTTACAGCACTAAGTGTTTCTCAATTGTTGGAAAGATTCTTCATGAAAACAAATGATTACAAAACAAATAAATGGGATTTCCTATTGGAAATAAGACCAGAAGAATTTAGTAATATCAATGTAGGAGATAGAGTACATCAATCTATTTATATTATAGAAGCAGTTGATTTATTTAAGAAATATTTCAGATTTAAAATGGGTGAAAAAAAACCTTATGTTCATTCATCACAAGAATATCCAAATATCCGGTTTCATTATTTAGATCTAAGATTACATTATGTTAATGGTTTAAATAGTTGGGATTTAGAGAGGGAAATGTATGAAATTAATAATAATAGAAAATATAAATGGAATGAACAATTAAACTCAATGTTAAGTAAATATATGACTATTCCACAAACATGGATTAAACTAGTTAATTTTAAAACATTAAACATTGAAAATATGGATATGTATGGAAAGATGTTTTTCAAACTTAGAAATACATATAGTGATAAAAATAATAAGATGATAATTAATAAAATACTTGATTCTCAGGTAATTACCAATTATAACAACACAATTAAAAGTGTTGATAAATTAAAAAAAGAAATAGATAAAGAATATGAAAAAGAGACCAATAAATTTTTTTCAAATGATAGAGTTTATTTAAAACGAACAGAAAAATGTGGATTTGGAATTACAACTGAAAATATTATATCCATTCGAAATAAAATAGATAAAGTAACGGTAGATGATATACTTTATGGGATTAGTTGTCCATTAATGGATTTATATACTGTTAGACGTATAGTTGATAAAGAATATATCAAAAACGCAATAGTATATACAGGATCATATCATAGTTGCGAAATAATATATTACTTAGTAAAATATTTTGATTTTGAAGTTACGAATTGTTTTTATAGTGAGATGAAAATGGATGAGTTAAATAAACATATTAAAGGATTAAAAGAATTCGATTGGTGTAAAGATTTTTATGTGATAGAGCCAGAATATTTAACACAATGTTCGAATATGAAAGGATTTCCTGACTTATTCATATAATGTATGTAAAATAATTGAAAATATAACATTTAAATAGAGATCTATTACTGTTAATCAAACAACTAACAATAATGGACACAACATACACATATGAACATGTTATGGAATGCGTTAAGCCATCATGGCTAGAATTTTTCCAAAATGAAAAAAATAAAACAGAATTATGCGAAATATTAGAATATGTAGAAAAATGTAGAAAAAAATATGAAGGTTGGAAACTGTTAGACGAAATACTAACTAACGCTAATTATATTAATTGTAAAAATATTTCTACTATTATTATATTATGTATTTTGTCATGAATATTTAATATTATAT